ATTTAAATGTTGATGCTCATGTTAATACAATGGCTATCTTTGCCAAGTGGGTAGACTCTGCTATTAGCAAAACAATTAATTTACCTAATGACTATCCCTATGAAGATTTTAAAACCGTGTACAAAAAGGCGTGGGAAAATGGCATTAAGGGGTTTACTACTTATCGTGCAGGTACGATGACCTCTGTGTTGGCCAAAGAATCCTCTCTCAAAGACGACCAAGACCATATCATTAAAACTGACTCCCCCGAAAGACCCTCGGAGCTACCGTGCGATGTTCACCATATCAAAGTCAAAGGAGAGTCCTATTTTGTTTTAGTAGGAGTTTATAACGAAGATCCTTACGAGGTCTTTGCTGGAAAAAATGGGTTCATTGACAAAAAAGTTAAAGCTGGTATAATCATCAAGAAGAAACGGCCAAAAGGCATGTATAAAGCCGTGCTAGAAGATGATTCAGAGATTTCTCCAATTAATGCAACGTGTAGTGAAGAAGAGGACGCTTTAACAAGAATGACCTCAACCGCACTACGTCACGGAGCCGATATACACTATGTAGTGCAGCAGCTTGAAAAAGTCAAGGGCGATATGACGAGCTTTGCCAAAAGTATGTCCAGGGCATTGAAAAAATATATCCCCAACGGTAAAAAGGAAGAAGGGGAATGTCCAGAATGTGATGCGCCGGACGCCTTAATCCGCCAGGAGGGCTGTATTACCTGCACCCAATGCGGCTATTCAAAATGCATCTAAAACTTTTATGTTATTATATTTTGTTTATTATTTTTGTATCAGTCGTAGACATCTATTGGCTAATACAAAATCAATCTATTATTAGTAAAATTGAGTTAAACCCTGTAGGGCAGTTCCTTATACTAATTGACGGTGGAAAGGTAGACTTGTTTATAATTTGTAAAATAATAGGGACATTAATATGTATCGGAGTACTCTATAATATCTTTAAAGTAAATAAAACAAAAGGATTAATCATCGCTGGAGCTATTGCTGCCTTCCAGTTGTTTCTTTTACTTTTTTTATACTTTGGTCACCTGTGTATCTACATATGATAAAAGATAATAAGTGCGACAACTGTGGTATAATTATAGAGAACGGAGAAAAGGTGGTTGCTATTATTCCTGAAGTGGAAGTAACCAACCGGAGACTAAAAAAATCAAACGAGATCAGACTTAAGTTATCGTACAAGTCACTTAAGACTAGGTCTATCAAAATCTATTGCAAAGAGTGTTTAAAACTTTCAGATTATCTAGAGGATCAAAATGCCTGAATATACATATGAATGCGAGGCGTGCGAAGTATTTTTTTCTGAGGTGTTTACTAGAGAAGAGTATGATAAGAAAGGAAATAAAGTTCGGTGCCCTGAATGCAATAAAGCAAAGAAGGTTTGTCGAAGCTATGTAGATGATAATATCCAAACAAATGTTTCTTTTGCATTGTCAGAATGTAAAACGTTGGGACATTATGCAGAAAAACAAACTGCTAAATATGGAAAATATCAAGTAGAAGATATGGTAGCTGATTTTAAAACCAAAAAAACAGAGCCCTCGAAGCAACTCCCAGAAGGGATGAGTCGTATGGAGAAACCTAAAGAGTCTACTTCGTGGACCCCTCAGACTAAGAAAAAAAGAAAGGTAAATAGATGACAATCCATAAAATACGAGCAGGCGAAAGCCAAGAAAACCCGTCTGGTCCACCCAGAGTAGTTATAGCATATACTGTGACGGGTAAGGAAGACTATGTAGATGGTTCAGGATATCCTGTAGTCGACATTGCTAACGACATGCTTCCACTAGCAGAAATAGAAGAGAGGACAGATACATACGCGGCTCGCGTTGTTGTAGGAAAAACTACGAAGCATTATATTAAGAAAGGCAAGCACGGCAGACTTTTTAATCCTATTGGACTCTATAGCGAAGGCAATGCAAAAAAAAGAATGCAACATGCTGGTAAAATGGAATGGACATTGCAGTCTGTTACTCCAAGGGCATTTAATTTTTATCTTAATTTTTTGAGAACTAAAAACGAAGCATACTTAAACAATGCGGAAAGGGAAGTGTAATGAAAAAGGGTAAACTAACACAAATAGAAATCGCGTGTATTAGAGGAATGTTGGCTAATGATATTGAAGTTGAAGTTATGGCTAAACAACTCGATAGATCTCAAGAAGTAGTTCAGAAGGCGCTAGAATCTATTGAAGCCGAAATTAAAAGAGATCAATTAATCATTAACAAATCTGCCAAGGGTCAAAAAGGGCTTGCTATTATGACCCCTGAGGCTTCAATGAGAATAGATGACACTAGAGAAAATCGCCAACCCGAAACCCCTTCTAAAATTCAAAGGTCCATTCATACCATACATGGCTGAAAATCGATCAGACAAGAGCAGCTACCCGTCTCGTTACTCGCCTAGCGGATGGGTATCAGCTTATCAATATGTCACGGAACTAATTTGTGAGAAAAGTGCTAAACAAAAGCACAAGGAACTTCCTGTTCAGTTTTGGGAGTTGCCCGAATGGGAAAAGTTTTTTAAGAACCAAATCATAACTGCCGTACAGTTAGTGAAGAAGTATGGGGCAACAGCAGTTATTAACGGCCTTAATGATCGGCGAGCGTTTAAAACATATTCTCTAAGATCTCCGGTTCTTAAACAAATTATAACTGAATATAAAAAGAAGGAGGAGATGCCAAAAGAGAAAAAGGATATCTCTTATGATTTTAAAGATAAGAAAAAATTTGCAGATAACAACGAAAAGAAATCTATTATTAGTAAACTGAGGGATTTAGAATGACTCAGGATTTAATTAAAGAGTATGGAGAAGTTATTCATGACGCCTCCTATATCACAGACAACGAAGCAGATGTTATTTCTGTAGGACCCAAGCTAGATATTGCATTAGGAGGAGGCGTTCCCGAGGGATCTTTGTTTATTATGACCGGGCCTGAAAAGGTTGGTAAAACAGTCACGGCCCTCACCTTTTGTAGTAACGCCCAAAAGCAAAAAAGAAAAATATATTATGGCAATATTGAGGGTCGTTTAAAACCTAGAGACCTACACGGGATCACCGACCTGGACCAGGACAAAGCAGCTTTAATACTTATTGGATCTTCCCAGGGGAATATTTTATCTGCCGAAGGTTATTTGAGTATTTTTGATCGTATAATTCATACAGAGCCTAATACGGTATGCGTTGTTGATTCTTTCTCTGCATTGTCTAGTGACGCAGAGCTAAAAGGAGATCTAACTGATACGCAGGTAATGAGTGTACAAAAGACATTGTCAAAATGGTGCAGAAAAATCTCTAATGTTCTTCCTATTAATAAAGTTACTGTTGTAGGAATTACACACTTGATGGCTAACGTATCATCGTTTGGAAGAGGAAAAAGTAAAGTAGAAAAATCTGGAAGTGCATTGAAGTATCAAACAGATGTTAAACTTTACGCAACACACTCGCAGGCGCTGATGCAGAACGATACTCAGATCGGCCAAACTATTCATTGGAAAATTGAAACTTCTGCTATAGGTCCGCCTGGACAAAAAGTCGAGAGTCATATAAAATATGGTAGAGGCATTTGGAAAGAGATGGAACTGGCGGACTTGATGGTTGACTTTGGAATTGCTTCTAAGGCGGGGGCCTGGATTAAATTACCCAATGGAGAAAAGGTCCAAGGTAAAAACAATCTAGCCAAATTCTTAGAGGAAAATCCTGATCAGTATGAAGAATTTGAAAAAGAAGTTTTTGACACTGTAGGAATAGAAAGAAATAATTAGGAGTTGTTGGGATTTAACGCGTCATCCCGTTCAGTCGGGATTTATCCCGTCATCCCAAAGCTCCTTTAATATTCGCGGCGGTTGGGATTTAACAAGTCATCTCGTTTAGTCGGGATTTAGTTCTTCATCCCAACGTCGCTTTTTAAAACAGAGAATTGTAATGAAAGTAATAGACTTGGACGGCACCGTCAGCCACTGGAAATTAACTGGCGAAGTTGTACGAGGTAGGGATAGCAGGAAAAGATCACAACTTCATCTTAAAGCACGCGCTCTCTTAAAAGAATTGTATCCAGCGCTACAAATTATCGAAGAAATTCCTATTCAATTAAAAAGAAGCCAGCGTGCTTCACTAGACTTTTATATTAATACAATTAAAACTGTTATAGAAGTTCATGGAGAGCAACATTATAAGTTTAATACTTTTTATCATAGCTCCAGACAAGATTTTATTAATCAGAAGAAAAGAGATAATGATTTAAAAGAGTGGTGCGAAATTAATAATATGACCTACGTGGAATTACCCTTCGATGAAGGTGAGGAACAATGGAAAAATCGGATTACGCATCAGAGCGACTAGAAAAAGTTGATGCTGTATTAGATGAGTATGAAGAGAGCATTGGGCTTCCTAAGTTTAGTCCTAGTTTTCATGATGATAGTGCAAAGAAATATTTACAATTGTCACGTACTCAAATTGAAAAGCTAAGTCCTAACGAATGTGCGGAAGCTTGTATTTTATTAACCTCTCTTGCATTTCATGTGCAAAGGTCGTATAATAGAGAGGTAGCACGAGTTAACTGGGCTAATCAAACGCTTAAGAGCACGGTAGCAGGACGCGAACAAGCATATAAAGGCTCCTGGGAAAGCCAGTTTAATCAAGCTGTTAAAGAGGATGGATATACTTCAAAGATTGACGACATCAAAAGGTATGCTCAACAGAGAGCAGATAGAATAAACTATTTATCTTCTTCTATAAAAAATATGAGTGATCTTTATTTAAACATTCAAAAAACAAAGGTGTTTAATAATGAGTAAAAGAAAAGAATTAGTAGATCTTCTAGATTCATTATCTGATGATGAAGTAGAAGCATTTGAAGGGCTCTTAAAAAAAGCTATTAAAACTCATCCTAAAAAAAGAAGAAGGGGACGTGGACGCAGAAAGAAAAAAGTACAAGAAGCTCCTCCCGCAAAAGAAGATGATTTTCTTGATGGTGTCAAGTTAAGCTCAGCTGAAAAGACGGAACTTAAAGAGGCTCAAAAGTTTGATAAAGAGATGGGGGTTTATAGAACAAAGGAGCGGATGCCTAGCCGTACTAGAAATTCTAAAGTAGAAGCCATATGTAGAGTGTGTGGAAAAACACAAAACGTATCTCCACTTGTAATCCCTCCCGAAAGGGATAGGTTTAAATGTAACGACTGTGCCTGTAAAGCAGGTTAAAAGTGGTCGTTAGACTGAGTTGCCGAAAAAATTTTTTTAAAGGAAATGCAATGAAGAAACAAATATTTAGTTACGTAACTTTCTGTAGTATGCTGTTGGCGATGGCCGTGGTAGGATATTATTTGGGAATGAAAGATGGAGAAGAAAAAGCTGTTCACACCAAGGCAGAAATTTCTGCTATTTATAGTCTCATGGAGGGGATATCTGTTGGTATTAGAACTAATATGAACTTGGCTGCCCAAACAGCCCATTATATTAAACATAGCCCTCCTCCTGCTCAGGGAGGGTTCACGGTGGCAGAATGTGCAGAATGTTTGAAGGTTTATGAACTGTATGTAAAGAGAATGCCAAAACAACCGGGATACAACGGCTGGTATTTTGAAGAATTTTACAAAAAGCCTATTGAAAATTTAGCAAAACAGCTTCGGGACGAAGAAAAGGAATAGTAATGATTCTATCAGATGCCCCTGCTGAAAGAGCCATCCTTTCTGGGATCTGCCGATATGGCTCAGAAGCATACTATGAAGTAGCTACATTAATAACAGAACAATCCTTTACCATAGAATCCAATCAGATTATATATGGATGCTTAAAACATATTCTAGAAGTAGATGAGAGCACTTCCATCGACCTACCGATCATCTTATCGGCTGCGAAAGAAATAGGAGTAGGGGATTTTTTAGTAGCCAAGGAAGAGGTGCAACACCTTTCTGCTATTATGAAATTTCCAGTACAACTTTCTAATGTAAGAAAGTTTGCTGTAAAATTAAAGAAGCTACAAATCGCCAGGGAAATGTATGACCAATTAGAAATTACTAAAGAAAAGTATTTAGAAGTCAAAGGCGACGAGCCGATAGGAGAAGTATTAGGAATTGCCGAAGAGTCTATCTTTGAATTTATTGAAAGATTAAGTGAAACAGACGACACTCCTCAGAAGGTATTTGCAGATGTTAGCGATAGGCTTGAAGAATTAACTAAAAATCCTATAGAAATTGTAGGAGTTCCTACTGGCTTCAAGCGTTATGATTTTGCTATTGGAGGAGGCCTTAGAAAAGGTACTGTTAATGTTATTGGGGCACGACCCAAAACGGGAAAAACTTTATTTGCTGAAAATGCTGGCATTCATATTGCTAAACAAGGAGTTCCGGTTTTAAATCTCGACACCGAGATGACAAAGCAAGATCATCAAGACCGTGGTATGGCAATGTTAACAGATATTGGCATCAACGAAATTGAAACGGGGCAGTTTGTTGAAAGTAATTATAAACATACTAAATTAACGGAGATGGCCAAAAAGGTAAAGGATCTTCCATATTACCACAAATCCATTGGAGGGATGCCTCTTCCCGAACAACTCTCTATTATTAGAAGATGGTTAGCAAGAGAAGTGGGTATTAATGATCAAGGTAAAGCCAACAACTGTGTTATTATTTATGACTATTTAAAAATCATGGACTCGGCAGAAATTAAAGGAGATATGAAAGAATATCAAGTATTGGGATTTCTCATGAGTTCCTTACATAACTTTGCTATTAAGTACGAGGTTCCTATACTGGCGTTTGTACAGTTAAATAGAGATGGAATAACTAAAGAGTCAACTGATACTGCAAGCGGCTCCGATAGAATTATATGGTTGTGTAGTAACTTTACTATCTACAAAAGAAAGTCGGATGAAGAAATTGCCAAGGATGGCCCAGAGAACGGCAACAGAAAACTTGTACCAGTGATCGCTAGACATGGGGAGGGTTTAGAGCCGACCGATTATATCAATGTAAATATGATAGGGAAGTATGGTAAATTAATAGAAGGCAAGACTGCTAAAGAACTAGAGAGTGGCGGCAGTGTTATCGAGGACGAAGAACAAGAAGAAAGCGTAATGTATAATGAAGACATCCCCTTCGTATAAATATAACGAGCAAAGCAAGCTGAATCATCTCAGTAGAATAGCAGTAGAATATATAGATCAAATCTATGACTACTTCGGAGTTGAGTATTCTTACAAAAATAATATAGTAGTTAAATCAGAATGTTTCATTCATGGAGGAGACAATGATACAGCCTTAAACGTATATCCAAACGGAGACTTTTGCGTACATTATAAATGTAGAACTCACCAATGTGAAGATCATTTTGGCACTTCTTTCATCAGTCTAATTAGAGGTGCTTTATCCCGCTTTAAATATAAATGGAAAAAAATAGGAGATCGGGAGGCATCCTTTAATGAGTCTGTAGAGTTTTTATTAAATTTTACCAAACAAAACTTTGACTCTTTGGAAAAAAATAATATTTCTGGGGTCGAAAAACTAAAGTTTTGTGGTATGATTAATAAGTTCGATAAGCCTAATGTAAGCGTTAGCAAACGCATTAGCAGAGACTTTTATAGGACTAATGTTGAAATCCCTTCACAGTATTATCTTAAAAGAGGATATTCAATAGAAGTCTTAGATAAGTATGATGTTGGAACCTGTAAGAAAGTGGGGAAATTCCTTTACAATCGAGCAGTAGTGCCAATATATGATGAAAGCTATGAGTATATTTTAGGCTTTACAGGACGAAGCATTTTTCCAGCATGTGGAGAATGTAAAAACTACCATAACCCAGACAAGGCGTGTTCTGTTTTTCCAAAATGGAAGCACACTGCTGGGTTCAATAAACAAAACTGTTTGTATAATTATTGGTATGCGAAACAGTCTATTTTAGAATCTAATGTAATCATCCTTGTAGAATCACCAGGAAATGTATGGAGGTTAGAAGAAGCTGGCATTCATAACTCAGTAGCTATTTTCGGAGCAGTACTAAACGACAATCAAAAGAAATTGATCGACGAGTCAGGAGCAATGTCAATTGTATGCTTACTTGACAATGACGAGGCCGGTCGGAAAGGAATGCAAAAAATACAAGAGCAATGTTCTAAAATGTATCGCCTCTATTTTCCCAATATTGATACTAATGATGTTGGGGATATGAAGATTGATAAAGTTACCTCGGATATTAAACCCTTAATTACTACAGTTGAAGGAGTCTACAATGGCTAAAACATCCATAGAAGAACCCGTTGTTGAGCAACCCGTTGGCATTCCGTTTGAACAGTTTACTATTGAGGCTGTCAACGCCCACTTTGCTGCTCAAAAAAGTCGTGCTGTTGCTAATTTAAATAATTATATTTTTAAGTCGGCAGGCATTGCCGAACACCCCGACGCCGTTGGAGAAGTCATTAAACTTATTGAAGATATATCCCACGCAGACGGTTGCCTCAACACAGTGACCACTCTGTTTAATCCAGGAGCATAACAATAATGACTCAGATCATAGGATTTGCAGGCAAAAAACAAAGCGGGAAAAACACTGCCTGTAACTTTATATTAGCTGTAAAGTTGGCACAAGCGGGCATCTGTAAAACCTCACGCTTAACCAAAAACGGCGAAATAGAAGTTACAGATATTTTAGGAGAAAAACCTGCGGATATGGAATGGGTTCCTTTTAAAGAACCTCACGTTGATGTGGAAAGCCTTTTTGAAAACGAACTTAAAGATTATATTCAACTCTACGCATTGGCAGATTCCCTTAAACAAATGTCTATTGATATCTTGGGTCTTAAACCTCAACAGGTTTTTGGTACAGATAAGCAGAAAAATAGCTTAACAGATATGAAATGGGAAGATATGCCAGGAGATGAAACTAAAAATAATAAATCCGGCAAGATGACTGCAAGAGAAGTGCTTCAGTATGTAGGTACTGATATTTTCCGTAAATTTTATGCCAATGTATGGCTGGATAGCTGCCTACGTAAAATTGAGTCTGATTCTCCTGATATTGCTTTAGTATCAGATGTAAGGTTTGAAAACGAGATAAAGGGAATTCAAAAAAAGAATGGTTTTGTGGTAGGCCTCAAGCGTGACCCTTACAAAAAAGGAGACAAGCACGCTAGCGAAGTAGCAATTGAAAAATGTTTTGATCTGTGTGATGCTGTTATTGATAATAGTAACTTAACTATTCCAGAACAAAACGAACAAATTTACAACGCTCTTACAAGAGTTTCTCAAATATCTCATAGTCAAATTTTTCCGTTTGTCACAGAAGAGGAAATAGCGAATGAGTAAATCTGAACAGACATTAATTGTAGATTGCGACGGTGTCATTGCCGACAAATCAACCCTTGGAGACTACGGTAACGCCGCCCCCCTCCCTTTTGGCATTGAACAGGTTAACAAACTGCACGATATGGGCTACATCATTGTACTTTATACAGCTCGATACGGAGATCGAGAAAGTGGAAATATCCATAAACAATATGAAAGAGGATATAGAGAATGGACTGATTGGCTTGAAAAATATGGTGTAAAATACCACCATGCCTTTATGGGAAAGCCAGCAGGAGCTATCTACATTGATGACAAAGCTGCTCGTGTAGAGGGAGATAGCCAAGACGGGTGGATGCAAGTGTGGAAGGAAGTTTATAATTTAGAAGGTAAAGATAAATATGGTGTTAAAAAAGAAAATAGAACTGTGAGAACTTCAAAACCTTGGCGTCCATTTTAATTTCACCAACTCTACGGCCTTGTTCTACTAGCTCCTGCACAAATGGAAACCCTCCTGATTTTATAGATGGAAGCTCATGATTCCAATAGTCTACTTCCGTTCATCGTCTTTTAATTGTCATCGCTTTTGCCCGATGCAATATTATCTGGAATATACATTAGGCTGGCGTGGTGAATCAAATCAGAAAGCTGACAAAGGAACTATTGTACACAAAGCTTTAGAAATTTGTGCCGTATGTAAAAAGGGCGCCCAGGATGGAAAGAAAACAATTAAAGATGATATTGTAGGAAAAGTTATTACTGATTTATATGAACCTGAATATCTAGAAACTATTATAGAAAAAGTTTATAAATATTATTCTACAGCATGTAGCCATCATACATGGACTACTAAAGATTTAAAGGACTGTACTGAGTGGGCCTGGAAAGCTTTACGATATAACGAAGGAATGTTTGATCCCAGAAATAGAGATGTAGTTGATGCTGAACCTCATTTTGACATTACACTAGATGAAGAATGGGCTCAGTATTCCTATGAAGTCGGAGATGAAAAGCTAGAAGGTCAGCTTTCTTTAAAGGGCACTGTTGATTTAGTAACCGACTTGGGCGACAATGTTTATGAAATTATTGACTGGAAGACTGGGCGAAGGCTAGACTGGGCCACAGGTGAAGAAAAGACTCAGGACAAGTTATTACACGACGCACAGTTGCGCATATACCATTATGCTATGAAACATATGTACCCTCATGTTAAAACTTTCTTAGTTACTATATATTTTATTAATGATGGAGGAGCCTTTACTGTTCATTTTCAAGATGAAGACTTGGAAAAAACAGAACAGATGCTAAAAAAGAAATTTCAATTTATCAAAGAAACAGAAAAACCACAGTTGATTAAATCCTGGAAATGTTCTAAGCTCTGTCATCAAGGCAAAAGCACTTTTGAAAATACAAACATTGATCCTCTTATAGAACGACGTACTGGATATCCTACTCGATATGGTCAATACATGACCAAGTGCGAGCAAACAAATTATATGATTAACGAGTATGGTATTGAATGGGTTACACAAAATTTGGCAAATCCTGATCACGTAATAGGTAAATATAAAGCACCAGGAGAAGTATAATGAGAGTGCTATGGCTTCTATTGGTAATATTTCATATGTGGGTGGTTATTGGAAATTTATGTTCTTTTTTCGTAGTTCCTTTTTTAACTCCATGGTACATAGCATTGCCAATTTGTTCCTTTATTTTCTTAGTTAGTTTTAGTAAAGAAATTAAATGCCCATTGACAAACTGGGAGAATGCCATTAGAATGAAGCTCGGAAAAAAGAAAATCGGTGGTTTTATTGGATACTATGTCGTTAAACCTATTAGGAAATGCTTAAAGTAATGAACTACATCCCTTTGCATGTCCATTCTGAATATAGTTTGCTCGATGGACTTTCTAAAACATCACAAATATCTAAAAGAATAGAAGAAATAGATGCTTCAGCTTGTGTTTTAAGCGACCATGGGACTGTCTCAGGAGCCGTAGATTTCCATAAAACTTTAAGTGATAACGATCAAAAACCTATTCTAGGATGTGAAATGTATATCTGCTATGGAGACCCTCTCGATAGGACTCCAGACAATAGAAAGCTTTTTCATCAGGTTATTATTGCCAAAAACCTAGAGGGTTGGAAGGACTTGCTGTCTTTAGTCTCTTTATCTAATAAAAAAGAACAATTTTACTACAAACCTCGGGTCAGTTTCGATCAAATCTCCAAAGTTGCCAAAAAAGGCAACCTTATTTCTTTTAGCGGTCACTTAGGTTCCTATGTAGCTAATGAAATTACAGAAGATGATAATCTCTGTGAAGATTGGGAAAAAAAAGGGACTACAGCTGTTAAATATCTACAAAATATGTTTGGAAAAGATAACTTTTTTGTAGAGATCCAGGTACTTGATGCTGAAGAAGGAGATATTGGCTATAAAGTAGCGAATTCTTTGCGTGAAATTGCTAAAAAAACAGGGATTCCACCTGTTGCTACACCCGACGCTCACTACCCCAGGAGAGGGGATGCGGACGACCAAAGAGTGCTTCTAAGCACCTCTTTAAAAAAGAGTATAGGTCAGATTCAAAGAGATATAAAGAACGGCGTACAGGTGGGTCTGCGGGCCTTCTTTGAGGGTAATAGCTTCCATATTCCAAGTCAGGAAGAGATGCAAAAATGGCATACTGAAGAGGAACTAAAAAATACAGTAAAAATTGCTGATATGTGTGAGAAATATAATATTCTAAGCACCCCCAATCCTCCTGAATTTACTCCTCCTGGACGCATTTCTCCCGCTGACTACTTGCGACACCTGTGTCGAGAAGGATGGAAGCAAAAGATGCCTCATGTAGGAAAAGATCATATTCATTTCAAGGAATATGGAAAAAGAGTTGATAATGAGCTACAAGTGTTTGAAGAGGCCGGTCTATCCAGCTATTTCCTAATCGTCCGTGATATTCTTGAGTTCTGTAAGTCCAAAGGATATCTCACAGGACCCGGTCGTGGAAGTGCAGCAGGCTGTATAGTTTCTTATCTAATTGGAATTACTCAAATTGACCCGGTGGAATATGATCTCGTTTTTGAAAGGTTTTATAATGCAGGTCGAAATGCAGATGGTCGAATATCTATGCCTGACATTGATATTGATGTACCAAAGGATGCCAGAGCTGCTGTAATTGACCATATTAAAAGTCAGTATGGAAAAGATAATGTAGCTCAAATTGTCACGTTCCAAACCCTTAAAGGAAGAGCATCACTGAAACGTGTTATGCAAGCTCGTGGCAACATTTCTTTTGAGGAACAAAACAATATCACTAGACATATTATGGATGAGTCTAAAATTGCTGACGATCTCCAAGATATGAAAGAAGAGCTGGGAATTTCCTCTATTATCCTTTGGGCTCTAAAAAATAAAAAAGAACATCTCAAAGACTGGTGTATAATTGGAGAAGATGGTACGCTAGAGGGGCCATTTGCAAAGATTTTTGAACAGTCTATAAGACTAGAAGGAACAAAAATTATTCAATCGAAGCACGCGGCGGGAGTGGTGGTTTCTCCTAATCCCATTTCTCAAACATGTCCTCTCATCCACTCGGCAGATAGAGAAGATAAAGACTCTATCGCTGGCTTGGAAGGACCCAGTTGTGAAGATGTAGGGCTCTTAAAACTGGATGTGCTAGGAATCAAAATGCTCGATAAAATTATGGAAGTTCCTAATATACTTAGAGGAAAACAATGACAGAAACAGAGTCGGGACTTCCCTACGTTCAGCTTCACACCATAGAAAGTATCATAGACGAAGTATTCCATAAAAACACATCTTTTGGAGTCACAGAATTTATTTCTAATATGGAAGATGACAACACGGAAATGTGTATTGTACTGTACTCGCTTATAGATGCAATTGCAGACCAAATATCCGGTGGCGACAATTCTACGCATGACCAATACGCTGCAATTGCTAAAATTACCTGTCATTTATTATATAAAAGCTTAGCGAAACAGTTAGAAATTAATACAATGGAGAGTTAAAAATGACCTATTGGATGTATTGTCCTCAGTGTGAAACGGTCGTAGATGAATTTGAAACCTGTTGTTCTCAATGCAAAAAACCTATAAAGGTTCTAGAGATTGTAAGCATGGATGATGAAACCTTGGAATTTATGACGGAGCCAACCGACCCTAGAAAGGCTCCTAGATCGGACTCAGGATAAAAGTAGTCGGGATTTAGATACTCATCCCGTTAAGTCGGGATTTAACGGTTCATCCTGATACTTTTTTTACAGGAACTTTAATTGGAGGATATTATGAATGATCGTTGGATTATAGTATTTGATTGGGAGACTGATGGAAAAAACGCCAATAACTGCAACCCTGTTGAGTTGGCTGCTGTTCCTATTGATCCTAAAAGTCTAGAAATTAAAAGAGAAAAAGGATTTAAAGCTACCATTCGGCCAGATGGTATTGATAAGGAAGAATACTTTACCGACGACCGCAAAAAAACTATTGAGTGGCATGCTCAACAACGGGGTGTTAGCTCAGATGATATTATAGATCTATGGAAAAGTGGTCAAAGCGAAAAAATTGTTTGGAAAAATTTCTGCAAATACTGTCAACGGTACAACATAGATAAAGCTCCCGGTCAATGGTATACGGAACCCATTCCGGCGGGTTATAACATCATTGGCTATGATTTAAAAATTTGTGAGCGGATAGCACTAAAACATAAGACCAAAATGCCACTATCTACTGTTACAAAATTGGATATTATGGACCTGATGTGGTATTGGTTTGAAAATCTAGAGGAACCTAGAAATTTTCGACTGGATACTTTTAGGGAATTTTTTGGGATGGAAGCGGAACAAGCACACGAGGCTTTTTCAGACGTTATAGATGAAGCAAAACTGTTAGTTCAGTTTTTAAAGTTCCATCGCCGTCAGGCTTCTATAGGAAAATTCAAGGGAGCTTTTGCGAATGAAAACGTTTGAATGTGGCTGTATGTTTGAGACGGAAAATGATAAAATTATTTACAATCCAGACATTACAAAGCTACCTCTAAACTGTAAGACTACCTGGGATTTGATTTGTGATGGGAATACTAAAGGGGTATTCCAGCTTGAGTCCCAGTTGGGTCGTAGTTTGTCCAAACAGGCTGCACCTTCAAATATGGCAGAACTTTCTGATCTCATTGCTATTATGAGACCAGGATGCTTGGAAGCTATCGTTGATGGAAAAAGCTTAACCCAGCATTATATTGATAGAAAACATGGACGTGATCCTATAGAGTATTTTCATCCAGCTCTTCAGTCTATGTTATCTTCTACTTATGGTATTCTAGTGTACCAAGAACAGGCCCTCCTCATTGCTCGTGGGATTGCTGGATTTGACCTTCAAGAAGCTGACATTCTCCGTAAAGCTATTGGTAAAAAGAATGTGGGCCTAATGAAAGAGCTAAAAGATAATTTTATCAATAAGGCGGAAGGTAATAAAGTGGTCAATAGGGAGCAAGCAGAAGAAATTTTTAGTTGGATCGAAAAAAGCCAGAGATATTCGTTTAATAAGTCACATTCTGTTAGCTATGCCTATAATTCCTATCTTACAGCTTATACCAAAGCCCATTTTCCTCATGAGTTTTTTACCTCATATTTAAAGAATGCCATTGGGAAGCCCGATACATATGAAGAGATTCAAGAACTGGTAAATAATGCCCGTGTTATGGATATTGATGTTCGACCTCCTAATATTAAAAACATGAACAAAAATTTTAAGTTATTAGGAGAATTTCCTACCTTCGGAATGACTGATGTTAAGGGCGTTGGGGGTTCTGTTTATGATAGAATGTTGGAATGTGCAATAGACAATAACATCGAGGTAGCCAACTGTGATTGGAGTGACTTTTTAATTGGATTTGGCAACTGTATTAAGGTAAACGCATTTGAAGGGCTGATTTTGTGTGGAGCTATGGATTGCTTTAAGTTAAAAAGATCGGCAATGAGTCACGAACTACAACATTTTAAAGAATTAAGTAAAAGAGAAGTTCCGTGGATTCAAAATTGTAAAATAAGGCATAAGGATTTTTCGTTGGGCCAATGTATCAATCAAATGATACTTGATAACAACTGGAAAGATAAAGACCGTCCTATCTATAGAAAAGATCGTCTTTATGACTTGAATAGTTTAATTGAGTCTTTAAAAAATCCAGGATATAATTTTGACGACTCACCATCATGGCTAGCTCAACAGGAAGAAAAATACTTAGGAATTGCTTTAACTTGTACTAAAATTGATGAATATGATATCAGCAATGCTAACTGTACATGTAAGGAATTTGTAAATGGATTTGACTCTCGTCACGGAATATCTATAGCCGTTCAAATAGAGGGTATACGTGAATGGAAAATTAAAAACGGGAAGGCTAAAGGTCAAAAAATGGCTTTTATTACTATAAGCGATAGCAGTTGCAGCTTGGATAACACTGTTATCTTCTCTGAGGAGTGGGTTAAATTTAAACAACACTTTAAAGAAGGGGCAGTATTATTGTTAAGGGGGTCAAGGGATAAAAAAAGGAATAGTTTTTTAATAAAATCAGTTCATAAGATCAAAAACATAGTTTAGGAAGTATAATATAATGGAAGACTTAATTGAAAAAAACATGGGGCTTGTTGCATCTATAGTCAACTCGTTCCACCCGAAAAATCAAACGGAAAGAGAGGACTATCTTCAAGCTGGTAGGATAGGTCTCTGGAAAGCACTTAAAAATTTCAATCCATCTAAAGGAAATGTACTATCTACTTATGCTTGGAATCCCATTCGATGGGAGATTATAAAAGAAATTAAAGTTATGAAGAGAAAAAAGGATCACGTAGATCTTTCCTCTATTAATGTACCTGCTTATATTGAAAAAGAAAAATTTTGGGAATACCTTCCCGAACTCACTGATGAAGAAAAAATAGTATTAGATTTACGTCTCATGGACTACAGGTTTCATGAAATCTGCATGAAGATGGGTAAAAGTAATAACTATATTAAAAAGCTCTTTTATAGTGCTGTAGAAAAAATTAAGGAACAAGAATATGGCCAAGAAAAGGGTTTTGGTTGTTAGCGAAGCTCACTATGTATTGTCTGGATTTGGCACCTATGCTAATGAATTGTTAACACGGTTGGCCAAAACCAATAAATATGAGCTAGCAGAATTTGCATCATACGGTCATTACTCGGCTGTTAATGATTTAGATTGGATATTTTATGCCAACTCTCCTGAAGAAGGAGAGGATGCTCAAGGTTATGATCCTGGAGGGCCTGCCCAATTTGGATCTTGGCGATTTGATAGGGTATGTCTGGATTTTAAACCAGATATCGTTCTATCTTATCGTGATCCGTGGATGGACATGTTCATAAAAGCTACCCCTACACGTCCATATTTTCATTGGGTTTGGATGCCCACAGTAGATTCTGAACCTCAAAAACAGGAATGGGTACATGGATTTGCAGAAACAGATGCTTTGTTTGTATACTCAGAGTTTGGCCAAAAAGTTTTAGAAAAACAGGCTACAAAAAATCTAAATATCATCGGCTGTGCGTCACCCGGTATTGACCCCACTGTATACAAGCCCGTTTTAAACAAGAAAGCTCATAAGGAATCTTTCAAATTAGATCCAGAATGCTTCATTGTGGGAAGTGTTATGAGAAATCAAAAAAGAAAGCTTTTTATAGAGCTGATGAAATCTTTTAGAATATTTTTAGACAATGCTCCCCACGAAATAGCTAACAAAACCTATCTTTATATACATACAAGTTATCCAGAAAAAACAGGGTGGGATATTGCAGAAGGTATCATTTCTACAAACCTGTCTGGAAAAGTTTTAATGACTTATAAATGTAGGAGCTGCACTAAATTTGATTTAGGTTTTTTTGAAGGACCTATTACTAAATGCAAGAACTGCGGACAGTTTTCTGCTCAGTGCCCCAATGTTACATTCGGTCTCACCATACCAGAATTAGTCCAGGTCTACAATCTTTTTGATTTATATGTACAATATGCCATATGCGAAGGTTTTGGGATGCCTCAAGTAGAAGCTGGAGCCTGTGGTGTGCCCATTGCCGCTACGAACTACAGTGCTATGGAAGATGTATTACGCTGGCTAAAAGGATATAAAATAAATGTTAAAACTATGGCTCGTGAATTAGAGACCAATGCGGAAAGAGCCTACCCTGATAACGATCATCTTGCACAAATTATAGAAAAACATTTTTCTTTACCAGAAGATAAAAGAATTAAAAAAGCTATTCAAATTAGAACTGCTACAAAGAAAAGATATACATGGGACAAGTGCGCAAAAGTATGGGGAGATTACATAGATTCCTATCAACCTATTGATAAGCAAGGGAAATGGGATGCTCCTCCTAAACTTTATCCTCTACCCCCCAGTATTCCCGAGGGCTTAGATAATCAACAGTTCATTATATGGATATATGAAAATCTCTTGCAAGAATCCCACAAAGCTTTTGGATATGAGGGAAATCAACTACTGTGTGATTTAACTTGTGGCGCTACAATGAAATATGGAAATGTAGAGCCAGTAGATAGAGAAAAGCTTTTTAAAACGTATACAGACGTGGCCACAAACAGAATGAGCTGTGAAAAAGCACGGGTTGGAATGCTTACGCTTACTAATGATGCTTATTTAGCAGAGGCTCACAAAAGGAAAAAGTCATGAGCATTCTTTTTATAGGTCCTTATAGACAACCAGACGAATGGGGTAAGAGAAGCTTTAACCTCCTTCAGTGTTTAAAGAAAACCAATCTCGATGTTACCGCGCGCCCCCTTTTTCTTGCATCTTTTCCTCCACGTACTACGGCAGAAGAAACAGAGCATACTAAATTTGATAATTATGATATCCTAATACAGCACTCACTTCCTATGCACTTTGTCACAGACACAAGTTTTAAAAAAAACATAGGTGTTATCGACTTAGAAACTATAGACATAGACTATAGTGGGTGGTTATATAAACTAAATCTGCTAGATGAGATATGGGTAAATAGTAGTACCGCACAAAAATATCTTTCTATCAAATTTCCAAATAAAACTGTTCGTTATATACAAAACTCATTAGACACTGAAGTCATAGAAAATGCTACTCCCCCCGAACCAAGCCCGGCTCTTGACCCCAACAGATTTAAGTTTTATTTTATTGGAGATACAGATCCTAAAAATGGAATTGAAGAATTAATTATAGCATATTATAGAGCCTTTACAAGTCAAGATCAGGTACAGCTTATACTATGTTTTCCTGGAGTTCCTCCTGAGTCTTTTCAATCATTATTTAAACAATGCGTACAAAAAACAGGTAAACTTTACGAGGAGGCGATCACCCCCTTAGTTCATATTATGAATATGCCCCTCGCCGAAGAGCAGGTCACAGCCATTCATATGCAATGTGATTGTATGGTATGCCCCTCCTACACCTTTGCAACACAACATACCCCTTTAGAGGCGGCAGGGTTTGGAAATAGCCCTATTGTTACTAACGGAACTGGAAGTGCGGAACTATTAACTGATAAAAATGCGTGGCTTATAGAATCTTATGAAGACTGTTGTGCAATTCCTATAAGACCCTTTCCAGATGTATTTACAGCCAAAGAGACTATCCGAAAACCCATTATAAAATCTTTATCTAATTGTTTAATAGAAGCATATCAAAACAAATACCTTAGAGATCAAAAGAAATCCCATAGCAACGACCTGTTGCAGCGGATATCTTATGAATCAGTAGCAAAACAACTAAAGGACTATTTATGTATCCAGTAAAAAATCTCATTCGATCTGTTAAACGCAAGGAAGATGATTTACTAAAGGTCATTACGTTTTGTGAAATAGAAGAAAAATATAATCATGCCCTATGTCAAACTGGACACGAATTTTATTTATGGGGAGAGAATCTTGATAATAACTGGAACGCATTAGTAGAAGATAAGCCTGACAATATCATAACACTTCCTCCTTCAGAAACAATGTATAATAGTTATTTTGATTTAGTAATATGTCACAATAGAGTTGAACAATACAACGTGGCATTGAGCATCTCCGAGGCCCTACATATTCCCCTCATTATCATAGATCACTGTGGGCAGCAAATACTAAAATCTTCTACTATTTTTTCTACGGTGACTACTCAAGATATTACACAACTCTATACTCTAAAATCTTTAGTTAATGTATGTGTACACGACCGTCTTGTTTCAGCATGGCCCAGCTCTTCCAAAGGATCAGTAGTTATCAACACTGGAATAGATACAAATAAATATAAGCCAGCTAATGTATCAAACGAATTTTCTATTGTATTAGATAACTATATACCACAGCCCATAGCTCAAGCGTTATCGTCCTTAAATGTATATAATATTATAGGAACTGATAGAGAAGATAGGGCTAACGTATACAACCAAGGACCTGTTTTTATTAATACTTGGCAGAATATTAATATTAAACTTTTAGAGGCTATGGCTTGCGGCACAGTTCCTATTTCTATAGAAACTCCTGAAATTACTCATGTTATTAAAAATAATGAAACAGGTTTTATCGTTAAAGATGTCCCCCATATGGTAAGTATGATAGAAAAAATTAAAAACAATGAAATTCGTAATATCCAACAGATATCACAAAATGCTAGAGACTACGTAGTAGAGAATCATAACATGGACAAATTCATTGAGAAATGGAAGCAGGTTTTTAAATTAGCAAGTAACAGTTTTTACAGCAGAGGGATGTAATGAAAGTTAATCTGGCAATTCAAGAAGCTCAATTTTTAGACGGATATACTAACTACATTATAGGTCCAGATACATTTGAAAAAATTCCTGACGCTGTATGTACGGAAATTTTAATGGTGGACTCGTTGGATTATGCCCCTCCTGAAATACTTGCACAGGTTGTAAAAAAAATAAGACATGGAGGTACATTACAAATTGTATCTACAGACTTATTTGAAATATGCCGTTCTGTATTTTTAGGACTCCTCCCTATGGAGCAATGTAATTTGCATTTAACCAATAGCAGATTGAGATTAGTACCTGCTGTTCAAATCAAGCAACAACTTGAAGAATTGGGCCTCCAGATAAAGGAGGTGGCGATGAAAAATATAAAATATGATATAAAGGCACAGCGACCATGAACCAAATGCCCGAAGGTTTTGAAATATCTACAAGCTGTAAAAACTGCTGTTTTGCAGACTACCAAGAAACAACCCAAATGGGATGTAAAGTTAATCGTATAGAGAAGTATAAAACTTTAAAGGGAGCGAATGTAGTAGAAGCGTTTGACGATGAAAAAGAATTTTATGTAATTCAAAATAAAATATGCGTGTACTATAGAAACCACACGTTTATGGATGAGTTAGGATTAACTAGCGACGAAGATATATTAAACAAAGTTAAATCAGAACTGAAAGCTCCTTATCATCTTATAGTTATCTTTAGAGAAAATGATATACAAGAAGATCTGGAAAAATGCATTGAGTCTGCTTCTAATCAAAAAATTAAACCTAAAGTTTTTACCGTTATCAACAAGTTTAATACCAACGTAGAAGCCTCGCAAATTATGCAGATTGTTAACCACTACGGCTTTGATCACTGGCGTGTACAAAATGCAGCAAATCTAGAGTTTGAATGGGATCGAGACTTGATAGACTTGTCTTATGATAGTACTAAAAAACATAAATATTTATTTTATTCAGCTTTTGAAGCTTTAGAAGGGGTTCCTCTTACTTTTTCTGAAGAAATACACGGAGCCATGTATGAAGATCTCAAATCCTTTTCGTGCCTACGTCCTAATATAAATAACAATGGACTAACGGTTTTAAGAATAGCACAAGAAAAATATTCTGGCAACAGTTTTGGTATAAAGATAGAAGATAAAATTAAATTTTATGAAGATGATATTCATATGATTAAAAAGGTAGAAGATCTATGTCCGAGTCTAAAAATATAACTATTATGGTTGGTAGTGGTAGTGAAGAATCAAATATGATGCCTTTAATCCAGGACTATCCTGATTATATGGCAACATATAACATGGAAGATGCAAATGCTGATTTTTTTACCACCACTTTAAATAAATATGATAGCAATATATATACTTTTTTTAAACCGGGAGTTTCTTTTGCCAAAGATGATGCGATTGTTCAAATTGCTAAAGCTTTTGAAAAAGATCCCGCTGTAATGGCCGTTGTCTGTGACGGTTTTAGTAAACATAATTCTATTAAACATCCCTACTATTTAGACACAAATCGATTAACTAACATTAACGATAGCATTCCTATATCTTTTCATAAAAACATAGTCAAACAACTTACATTTCAGGAGGATGTATATAAAACACTGGTAGACACTCTTAACTCCTGTATTTCCAAACAGGTTTTAATTATACACATTGCAGAACCACTAGTAGTAATAAATGAGTAGAAAACACATACAGAAGATATATCAGGACCGAGTTCCAAACAATACTATATGTGCTGTAATACCAGCAGCAGGGTGCGGGAAACGTATGAAATCATATGGACCCAAGGCGCTCCTAGAAATCCATCATAGAAACATTATTACCAACCAAATCAATATATTAGAAAAATCTATCCCTTACATTAATATCAGCTTGGTGTGTGGTTTTAAAGCTGAAAAGCTAATGAAAAATGTACCAGAAAGAATTATTAAAATAGAAAATGAATTTTATGACACCACTAATGTCGTTAGAAGCATCGGAGTAGGATTACGTACAATAAAAGATGCTGGAACTTTAATATTGGTTTATGGAGATTTGTTTTTTAATGAAATTGCCATCAGCTGTCTAGACTTAAGTTATTCTTGTATATTAATTAACGATGCTACGATGACAGAGGAGGAAGTCGGATGTGTGGTAGACGAAAATGGCGTTTTACAAAATATGATGTATGATTTGCCAAATAAATGGGCGCAGGTAGCAGTATTTAACGGACTAGAGTTAAAACTTTTAAAACAATTATGTTGGGATAAAAAAAATTACCACAGGTTTGGTTTTGAAATTATTAATGAGATTATAGAAAGAGGCGGAAGTTTTTCGTGTTTAAAGCACTCCAAATGTAAAGTTATTGATATAGACACCTCTAAAGATATAGACAGAGCCAAGGAAATTTTTAAATGAAAATAGTATTACCAAACTTACCTTTTGCTTACATACAAGGTATCGGCAGCACGCTCAAGACCCTTGAAGATTCGTGTAATTTGGAAGTATTTCTTTGGCCCTCCGAAAAACCCTTGATGGATGTATTAGATGAACTTAAGCCAGATTTAATCTTCTTATATCAACAACATATTGATACTACGTTAGAAATAGGCGCCCAAGACCTAAATTTTGACTACATTGCCCTCACCACCACCCCAATACAAATCAAAAAATTACCCATAGTGTACATTACTGAAGCTAGTTCTATAGGTCAGTTTATCAATTATCAAAAGAGTACCCTGATAACCACACCTTCAGCTAATGTAGCCCAAGTTCATAACGGACAACACTCAGATATGTTCACCAGCGATATATGTGTTTTTAACAAGGATGTACCACTAGGCATTGAACACTTACATATCTTAGAATGGTTATCTACCCACTACAATACTAAAATTTTTGGTCCCCAGAAAGTAAATCTTCCACAATATTTAGGAGACTGTACAATATTTGAAAGAGCCGATGCTATCGTTTCTAGTAAAGTATGTATAGACTTAGGAAACTTTGACCTTTTAGATACCTCTTATCTTAAAAGAGCCCCTCTTGTTTTAAACGGAACCCATGCACTATATAAAAATTTTAAGTCGATAGGGGAGCTGGAAGAAATATTAAAAAATGTTATAAATGATACGAAGGATCGACAAAAATATTGTAACGCAGTTTATAAAGATGTCATAAAGGACAAAACGTTTTATCATAGAGTTGCAGAAATATTTACCGCCATAGGAGATCAAACCAGATCTCAGCAATGCTTAAAGAAACTAAAGGAATTGGTATCATGATAGGCGTTCTAACCGAAAAAATACAATTTAATCAACAAAGTATATTTTTACTAAAAAATTTCAATCAATTGAATAAAACAAACAGTTGTTGCATCTTTTGTAATGAAATGCATCAACGTCCAGTGGATATATCTTTTAATATTATGCAGCAGATTCAATCCTATTGCTTTGAAGGAACTTTGATTACTGACAGCCTTATCTTAGCACAAAACCTTAATTACAATATCTATACCAAAAAGAAATACTACTACGTTTGGAATCTAGATTGGATGAATTTAGAAAACTTACGCTTTGGACAACTTCGTATTCCCTTTTATAACGATGATATAGAATTGATAGCACGAAGTCAAAGCCATGCAAACTTACTGGAAAAATTATTTAAAAAACCCAAATATATTATGGAAGACTGGGACTGGACTATCTTAAAAAGGATAGATGAAGATGAATGATAAAGAACAACAAATAATTCAATTATACCAAGAAGAAAATTTGAGCACCCACCATCTTGCTGATAAATTTTCCACCTATCCCAACAAAATTAGACGAATTTTGAAAAAACATGGAGTACAATTAAGGAACAAGGGAGAGGCGCAAAAAATTGCCCTCGAACAAGGAAGGACGGCGCATCCAACCAAAGGAAAGGCTATGAAAGATTCCACAAAGCTAAAAATCAGTGAATCACAGGGCGAGCTTTGGGATAATATGACTGAGGAACAAAGGCAAGAACGTATAGACAACGGTCGTGAATCGTGGAATAAAAAAACAGCTGCAGAAAGAGAAGATCTTATTAAAAAAGCTCACGAGGCGGTGCAAGAAGCCAGTAGAATTGGCTCTAAAATGGAAAATTCGCTACTTAAGGAGTTGACAAAGAAAGGTTTTAGGATAGACTTTCATAAAGAACATTGGTTACAAAATCATCGTTTACAAATCGATCTATTTATACCAAATCTCAGGGTTGCTGTCGAAATAGATGGTCCTTCTCATTTTAAACCAGTATGGGGAATGGAACAGCTTATTAAAAACCAAAAAGCTGATCGCCAAAAAACAGGTTTAATTCTCGCTCAAGGGCTTGTGTTGGTTAGAGTTAAAATGGAAAAGAAATTCTCTCAGAGATATGCTAGACAAACATTGATAAGTCTTTTACAAATTCTTAATAAAATTGAAGCCCAATACCCCCCAGAAGATGAAAGGTATTTTGAGATATGAGCAAAAACGATTTCACTGATATGGTCGAAGTTTCTGACAAACCCCATCAAGAAGCTGTTGCGGAAGACGTCCCCAAGAAACCTCACGAATATGATCCCGAGTGGAGTGAATATATTTTAGACAATTTGGCTGATCACGAGTTAATTCAGGGTGCTCCTACTGTGGACGGTCTAAGGAGAGCCACTGAGCGTTGCTTTGGAGAAATCTTACAATCTAAGAGTGAAATTGTAG